CCAAAGGAGAGAGAGGATGCCTAGAAGGTCACATTGTAAGGTGTGTACAATTAAACTGATACGTAAGAAAGGTAGACCTAAAGATGTAGCGATGCCTTGTAACATTGCAGACTGTCCATATGAAATAGAAACCACATTGTCAGCTATTAACAAAGCTAAATACGATGCACTAAAAGAAGATAAAATATCTGTGTACAATTTGTTAGCAAAGAAAATAAAAAAATTCGAAACAAACTTTAAAAATGTCAGCCAATAGAAGAAGGAAAAAGAAATTGTCAGCTCTTAACCGAAGAAGAAGATTGTCAGCTATTAAATTGTCAACCTATTTACCTGTTAAAATTGTCAGCATTGAAACCATCATATTGTTGTTGATTGTGGAGATCGTTCTTCATTGCTGTGAGTTAGTCTTTGATGTTACACAGCATTTTCTGTAGGTTGTCTTGTGTTGTATCAGTGTAACAAAAGACTTCACTGATGCAACGTAACGGTGTAATAATAGTATTTGACAATATTTTTTAGATCGATTAGGCTGGCATATCTTTAACACTTTTGAAAAGGAAAACAGTATGAGTGATTTTGGTGCGATGAGTTTTATGTGTGACTTTTTTAACGATCTGTCACAACCCTTGGAACGTGATCCATCTGGTCGAGCAAGGATACTACACAAGGTTCGTAACGGTAAAGGTTGGTTGTGGCATTGCCAAGATACCAATACTTATTGGCGTACATTGAAATCTTGTAGGCGGCTATCTCCTGCAAGCCAACGTGTTTATAATCCTAAACACATCAACCCATCTAACATTACAGTAACAAGTAAGTAAGGAGTTAGACGTTATGGAATACACTGATGAGCAAATCCAAGAGATGTTACGTTGTGCTTTTCTTGATGGTAAAATACAAGCATTAAAAGAAAGAACCTCAGAGATCGCCAAAGAAATTGAAATCAAAAAAGAAACAATAGCGAGGTTAGAAAATGAGCCATCAAGCTAACGATGAATTGCGCGAGAACCAACATGACGATGCACCACTAATGTATCACGTATATATGCACCCTCATGGTATCTCATTGAATGGTAGAGAGTTTCTACTTGATGATGCAGAGAACGTTATGTTGTTTCCATCTGTTGATAATGCACTAAAGTTTGTATCTGATGCTATGAGACAAGTTGGTGATCTAGATGCAGATGCTGATGATATAACGCAAGACCAAATGGAAGATGATTACGGATACTACATTGCGTTAGACCTTGCAGATTGGATTGGATCAAGAGATGACTAGCTGGAGAATTAAGATTGATATAACACAACGAGCTAGTGATAACAGTTATGTTGTGTGGGAACGTCTTCCAGCTACTGTCTTAGAAGGTGGTACGGAGAAGAACTGGACACTCAAACGTTGGGTGTCTATTGCTGTGTTCAGAACTAAGAGTAAAGCTACAAACTATTGCACAAAGAGGTTCGGTAGAAATTGCTTCAAAGAAAATGAAGCAGTTACTATCGTGTTTGTGTAATGACTAGCTATACTGTAACCTTACCTTGTAGCGATTGTGAAGGAACAGGGTGGGAAGAACTTGTCAAGCATGGTACGAATGCTAATGGACCTTGGGCTGATATCCATGAACGTGAGTGCTTAGAATGTGATGGTGTAGGAACCTACGATAAAGTTGTCAGCAATTTTACTAACATTTGGGATGTTGCAGAAGAATATCTAGAGTGTACTCAAATTGTCAGCAATGAAAATGTCAGCCTTGATACTAAACAAAAGCAGAAAGCTATCAACCATCTCAAACACAGCCCGTGGCGGTTCGTAGAATACGGCATCGCCAAACGAGAGGAGATCGAAGAATGAACGCAGGTCTTGTCTCGTTGTCTTTGTTTGTAGTTGTCTTATGCTGTTTGTGTTACCATCTAATAATGTACTAATACAACGTAATGATGTAATAATAGTATTTGATTTAAGATTTAATTGTGTTACATTACAGCCGTGGAATAATCCACACATAACCGACATTGAAAGGAAATGATATGTCACACGAAGTTGAAACAATGGCCTTTGCTGGTGAAACACCTTGGCACGGCCTAGGCAATCCAATTACTAACGATCTAACGCCAGAGCAAATGATGGAGGCTGCTGGTTGTAATTGGGATGTTGCTATTAATAATAATTGCTATCCAGCAGACCATCCATTCCACGCCTCAAAGCCTATCGAGAACTCGAACTTTATTGAGCGTGTGAGTGATGGTGCAATCTTAGGACATTATGTTGCAGGTGATTACAAACCAGTACAGAACAGTGAGCTATTCAATTTCTTTGCAGAGTTTGTAGACAATGGTTCTATGTATTTGCATACTGCTGGCTCGTTGTATGGTGGTCAAAAAGTATGGTGCATGGCATCAACAAAAGAAGGCTTCACATTAGACGGTGACGACGAAATTGTTAATAACTTGTTGTTCACCATCTCACATACTGGCAAACATGCTAACAGCGCATTGAATACGCCAGTACGTGTTGTCTGTGCTAATACAATGCGAATGGCAATGGAACGCTCAGATGATATTATCAGACATAACCATAGAGCAGTGTTCGATGCAGACGCATTAAAGGTTGCATTGGGTGTTAGTTCTAAGAACTTCGGAGAGCTTGAGGAACTTGCAAAAGCTATGGCCAAGCGTGTCCTGTCAGGTGACGAAGAGATAAACTATTTCCGAGAAATCTTTGGCGGTAAAGAACGCGAAGATAGCAATGGCAAAATCATTCACAGCGAAGGTGTCCGTAAAGCTTCGGCATATTTTCGTGGTCAAGAGTTCAATCCAAACGCAACAAAAAACAAAGAAACCAAAGACGCTCAGATTAAACGTCAACAAGAAATTATTGACGCTATCATGTCTGGAAAGTCAGTGGATGAAATTAACATGGAACCAGAGCTTGTCAGTGAGCCTAGTGCAGAGATTAACATGGGTTGGGATAAGCCAAGTGCTAAAGGTACGTTGTGGGGTGCATTTAATACTGTCACCTACATGTCAGACCATAAGCCTGTTAGAGACTTTGGACAGGACAGCAGACTAGACAAGGCATTCTATGGAAACGGTCTATCTGACATTAAAACAAAGGCAATGGATCGAGCTAAAGAATTGCTAGCCGTATAATGTACGAAGCCATTATAGGCCTTTATCGCATCGGCGTTATAATAGCGATAATAGTTGTAATTTCAATAATTATGTAATATAAACTAGAGGCGGTTGCAGAAATGTAATCGCCTCAACTTTTAACAAATATGGAGTAAATAGAAAATGAAAAACATGTATCTTTTAGATTTGGCTGATAATCTAAACAACTTAGGTTCGGCGTTTTATGTAATGGGTGTACTTGTAGCATTCGTTACTGGTTGCCACGTTTTAGCAATCGCGCTTAAATTCACGTTTAACTTAGGAGCATAACAAATGAATAAATATGAAACATGCGATATCTGCAAAGGTGACATTGATCACCACGTAGACGAAAAGACAGGCAAAACGTACTGGACGCACGGCCATAATGCAGAGCCAGTGTTAAACGGTCGTTGCTGTGATGTTTGTAATGAACATGTCTTTTCATTGCGTTTGAAGCAAATGCAAATGAGCAGAGAAAATGATGTAGTCTCGAGGTTTGAAAAAAGGGAAACAATCGACAGCCTAGCTAAATTCATTATTCAAGATAGGCGCAACCAACTACAGGAGAGCAAATAATGGCTAGCAGATATCAAAAACGCCACTATGTGGACATTGCCAACCTACTTAATAGACATGTTCGCGAAGGTGCTTTAACGTTGGAACTAGAACAAAAACTAGTGTATGACTTTATTGCCATGTTTGGACGGGATAATGCGTTGTTCTGTGCAGATACATTTAAACAAGCTATTTATAATGGAGATGTAAAGTAATGACCAAAACAATAGAGCAACCAGCAACAAATCTAAACAAGTTAATGCGTAAAGGTCTCGAAAGTGCATCTAAACTCGAAACAACCTACACAGACAAACCAGCATCTATTGGGTTTGTTATGGGTGAATGTTTGGATGTTAAAGACGAAATAAACCGCTTAAACTTAACAGTTAGTCAATTGGCAACAATAACAACGAACAAGGCAGACGTTGACAGGGCTATTAAGGCTTATAGCAAGGAATGGATAACACCTGATTATCTGGAACATGAACGCCAGATAATAGCAACCAACGCACGTTATGACCACGTTATAGAGATACTGGATAGAATAACGCTAGGCGGTGCGGTCATGTTCGGCGTTGCAATGTTTACAGTCTTTGTGGCCCATTATCTCTTGTAATTAACAAGTATTGCTCCCTAGAAAACTTGGCCCCAATGTTAACGCATTGGGGTTCTTTTCATGTGCAGTGTAATAACCCTGTTAATAGTGTAAAGCTTTGCAATGGTTGGATTGATGGATAGTTATTGGTGGCTGTATTGTACGCCATGCCACCCTCTACACTGTACTTTTAAAATAAACTTGTCATCTATACTTTAAAAAAAACTACATATGACACGCGACTATGCAGACAATGCAAACAATGCGTGTGCTTTTCCCTTATATAGTCAATAGTGTCTTGGTCATCCATCGGCGAGGTTGTGTGCGGGATAAAACGGGAACACCCGCGCGAGGGCCACTAGGGGGTGGTGTACATTTATACTCACAGCCGCTAATAATTTTATATTTTTTGTAGGATTTTGGATGTTAACACTTATAGTCATGTCTATGGCTGATTACATCTAATCTATGTAGTCTCCATTTCTTGACAACCTTATAGACTATGTAGATAGGTATTGCACCGTCTGCAGTGTTATACACTATTATACACCTCCTGACCAATCTGTCAAGTACTAAATATATTTTTTTAATATTATTACACTATTATGCATTATTTACTTGACAACATTCATATATGGTGTATAATAGAAGGTAGCACTAAAGTAGAAAACAGTTTACATTCTATCAAACCTTATAGTACATACAAATCTGGAATAGTAACGTTACTTCTACTTACTGCTACGAAATTACACAAGAGTTTGCGTAGGCAACATTCCTCCTCCCTAGTACTGGCGCAATTCATAAGTCGCATACTGTATTTAGGTTTAAGAGAGAGAGCTTTGGTTGCCTACGCAATGCTCTATCTACTACAAGGTCACATTATATTGAGTCTACCATCCACTGCACAAAAAGACAAGAGAGAACTAACACCAAAGCAAGAAAAGTTTCTTGACGAACTTATGGTCAATGGTGGTCATGTCAAGAATGCTGTTGCTGCTGCTGGTTACAAAGAACAGTCTCGTAGTTGGTTAACACGATCACTACGTGACGAAATAATAGATCGAACACGCAACATGCTTGCTACTAACTCTGTTAAAGCTGCAAGTCGCATAGTAGAAGGACTTGACGCAGATGGTACAACCCCTCTTAATCAGATGGATCACAGACTTAAAACCGCAGAGACAATAC